TTATTCCTTGGTTTCGATGATCCACCACACGGCGCGCGGCAAGGCGCGGCCCGTGAGGGGATGCAGATCGGTCAGGTCGGCGCGGGCCGTCCAGCCACGCGGCGGACGGTAGCCGCGCACGTCGCCGTCGCCGTGCCAGCGGCGGGCGCGCACCGTGCCGGAGGCATAGGTCGCAGCTATGCGGGGGCGGTTTGCGGGTTGGTGGGTCATGGCAGGCATCCTCAACATGAAGCGCCCCGGCCGGAACCGGGGCGCTATCTACGGTGCGAAGTCACGCGGCCAAAGCCTCGGCCTGCGGCTGGTCATCCGCCACGGCGGCCACTTCTTCCTGTGCTTCGGCTTCGCCATCCGCCGGCGCGTCCTGCCCGGTCTGCTGCGGGCCTTCGGAGCGGAAGATGGCGGGCATCCAGCCGGTGCCAGCGGCCAGCCGTTCGGCTTCGCTGGCAATGTCGCCCTTCTTCAACTTCGCCAGTCGGGTGACGTGCGAGGGCGCGAACCCGCCAACGGCTTCCAGAATCGCGGCCTTCGGCACATGCCGGAAGTAACCCTCATTGGTGGGCTGCCACCACGCGGCCATATCCAGCCCCACGGCCTGCGCCAGTTCCGCGCCGGGCTGGTGCGGCGTGGCGCGAGGCGTCACCACGTCCACCGTGGAAGCTAAGCACACGGCCAACAGCCGCACCAGTTCATCCTGTGATTTCGCCAGCAGCGCGGCGAACAGTTCGGCGCTGTCCTCCGGCAAGGTTTCGCCTGCCACCTGTTGCAGTTCGCGCAGCGCCACGGCGGCGGGTGATTCCGGCCAGTCCGGGGCCATGCCTTCCAGCCGGTCTTGCACCGTGAGGCGCACACCCAGCGGCAGGTCGTGCCCGTAGTGCCTTTCCTGCAAGACGGTCTGCACCATGCCATGCACCACGGCGGCCAGCGCTGCTTGCGGATGCCGTGCAACTTCGATTTGCAGCGCAGCGGTACGGTGCGCGCTCAACCGCTGCGCCAGTCGGTCAGACATGGCGGCGGTCTTGGGCTGCTCGTCGTCCTCGCCTGCGTCCTCGTTCGCGGCTTCGCCTTCGCTGCCGAAACCCTGCCGCAGCCGCTCCAGCGTGCGCAGTGCCTTGGCCTCCGCTTCGCGCAGCAGCCCGCGATGAATCGCGGCCTGCCCGTCGCGGTCGATGGTGACAATGGCACCGGCTGCGGCCTTCACGTTGGCCGCATAGTCCAGCAAGCCATCTTCCAGCGCCTGCAACTGCTCGCCCAGGCGTTCGCCTTCTTCCTGCAAGGCATCGGCCTTTTCCTCGTCCTCGTCGTCCAGCGCGGCATCCACCGCCTCGGCCAGTTCGTGCAGCTTGGTTTGCAGCTTCTCGATGCGCTGCGCGTCGCGCTTGTTCGGACTGCGGCGTTCCCTTGGCGCACGCTGGAAGGCTTGCAGATCGGCATGGGTCATGCCCGGCGTGGCATCCACCCACGCCCAGCCCTCGGCCTGCACCTTGGCGGCGATACCTGCCAGCTTGTCCTGCGCCAGCCGTTCCAGCAGTGCGGCATCGGTCAGATACACGCCTTTGTCGCCCTCCGCGAACAGGTCGCGGCGGATGCCACCGCCTTCCTGCTCGTAGCCGTCCAGCCCGACAAAGCGCACCAGCGGATGCCGGTAGGCGTCGATTTCGCGTTCGGTCAGGCGGTCGCGCAGGTTGTGCGGGCCGCGCTGCCATGTGGGCGCATCGTAGAACGCGGCTTCCTGCGCAGCATGGTCGTCGGTGATGGCGAGGGCCATCAACTGGTCAAGGCTCACGGCCTCGGCCCGGTAGTCGGCCAGCAGGCGCGGCGACACGTTGGCGAGTTTCAGACGGCGCTGCACCACCAGCGGCGTGACGCTGAAATCCGCTGCAATGTCCTCGATGCTGCGGCCTTCGGCCACGAGCGCGGCGAACGCCTCGAACTGGTCGGCGGGGTGCATGGCTTCGCGCTGCACGTTCTCGGTGAGGCTGGCCGTGCGGGCGGTGCCATCGGCCACCAGCAGGCAAGGCACCTCCCATTCCTTGCTAATGCGGTGCTTTTTCGCCAGCAGCTTCAACGCTGCGAGGCGACGGTCACCGGCCACGACCTCGTAATGCTCGCCATCGGCGGCGGCAATCACGATGAGGTTTTGCAGCAGGCCGACACGCTGGATGCTGGCGGCGAGTTCGGGAATGGACATGCGCGGGGTCTTGCGCACGTTGCGGCCAGTGGGACGCGACACCAGCCGCGACAGCGGAACCAGAATCAGGTTCTTGGTCGGATCAGCGGCTTCCAGCGGGATAGCGGCGGCGGTGTTGATGGCGCGGGCTTCGGTTTGGGTAACGGCGTTCATGGTGATAACTCCTATCGGTTCAGGGATGCAGCAGCGAAGAAAGCGACAAGGGCTGCTGCCTGCCCCTGCCGCGTGGGGATTCAGGCTTTCAACTGGCGCATGCCATCGGCCAGCAGCCAGAGGGCGCGATTTAGTCGGATGTTTTGGTCGATGCCCTGCACCGGGCGGGTTTGCTGTCGGCGCCCGTTGGCGCTGCGGCCACGCAGCCCGCCTTGGGTCAGGTTTTCTTGGGTGCGGTTGAACACGCTCCACAGGTCGGGGCGGCGGTCGTCGAAGCGGCGCGGCATCAGGATTTGCGATTCCGTGATGGGCGCGGGCTTGTCGGGGTCGTCGTACTTGAGGGCGAGCGCGGCGCGGGCGAACACTTCGGATTCGCCATCGTCCAAGGTGATGCCGCGCATGGCATCGCGCGATTCCTTCACCCGATCGAAACCGCTCAAGACTTCGTAAGCCCCCTCAATGACCAGACCGGCCACGTCGCCTTTATGGGGCACTCGCACATCGGCCACGGTGTTGCCGCAGACAAGGCCATTGCTGCACACGAACCGGAACATTCCGGCCAGCATCTGATAGCTGCTGGTGCCGTCGTGCGAGTTCAGCAGCACGATTTCGTTGGCCTCCGCGCCGTTGATCTGGCTGGCATGGCGCAAGCGAATCATGTGTTTGGTGTGCTCGCGCTTGCCTTCGTCGCGCACGCGGGTTTGCGTCACCATGAAAGGCTGGAAGCCTTCTTTGCGAAGCTCGGTCAGCACGGCGGCGGTGGGGATATAGGCGTACCGCTGCGAACGGCTCTCGTGCGGGGCATCCGCGAAGATGGACGGGGCCACGCGGTGAATCTGGTCGTCGGACAGCGGGTAATCGCTGCGCAGCGAGGGGGAGCGGAAAGCGAAACGGGATGCGAGTTGCATGGTCTTTCTCCTGACAAAAGAGGTTTGCTGTTCACACCGCACACCGGATTTCTAGATTCGGAGCCCAGCCTTTCGGCTGTTTGGTGCGGTCGGCACGAGGAACCCGGTTGGCCCTGTTGCCACCGTCTTTCCTGAGTTCATCGCCCGCGCCCAAAGGAGCGCGCGGACGGGGGCCGTCAAGGAGCCAAGCGCAGGGTTGGTGCGGCCCGCAGGCGCAGCCGAGGACACGGCCCTGCGCGCCTTGACGGCACACGGTCGCGGGCTACGGTCGCGGGTAAGGTGATGAAGTCAGGGGAGACGGCTGGACAAGGCAACGGCCATCCCTTTGTGCTGACCGCACGCAAGCGAAGCGCGCAGGCCCGAAGCTGGAAGCCGGGCCGTAGGCGTCAGCGATGCGGAAGGCTGGCGAAGCCAGTCCCGCCAGGGATGAGCGACTAGCGAACCTGGAGCAGCGCGATCCGCGAAGCGGAGACGCAAGAGGACTCTTCGTTTACCATTTGTTTCGCAAGCAAATGATGGGAAAGCAAGAACACGGAGATATAGAGATGATTGTCTGCATCAACCGCCTCAAACAGTTCGGAATCTTCAGCGACTTCAATGGAACGAAGATCCAAAAGTTCGGCCGGTACAACCTGGTCTATGGTTGGAATGGAACAGGCAAGTCAACGTTATCGAATCTATTCTCTTGCTTTGAGCTTCGCTCGATGGTTCCCCGCTTCAGCACGGGCCAATTTTCAGTAGTTCTGGAGGATGGCTCAACGATCACGGAATCCACACTCCACTCATCCCAATTGAATATTCATGTTTTCAATCAACGCTTCGTGCATGAGAACATTGATTGGGACAAATCCGTAAAGAGCATCCTTCTTATTGCGAAAGAGAAGATTGATGACTTGCAGAAGCTGGAGAAGCTGAAGAGCGAGCTTCAGTCGAAAAAGAAGGCTCACGACGACAAGCAAAGCGATATCAAGAAGCAGCGTGAGGCATTAGAGAAGTTCCTGACCAATGCTGCCAAGAAAATGAAGCTTGGACTTCAGGCGATTGATACGAGCGACAGTTATTACTTGAATTACGACCGCCGCAAGCTCTTCAACTTCATACAGAATAACGGCGAGACAATTATCAAGGCGGAGTCGGTTCTTCCAGATGAGAGGGTTATCGACCTTACGAATGCCGCCAAGCCAGATCAGCTTCCAAGCATTGCTTTCGCCTCAACGGCCATTGAGCCGGACTACTTTAAGAAAGCGGCGGGCCGCATCAGAGATTTGATTGGGACTACGGCGGTCAATCAAGCAATCCAGCGGCTGACCGATAACCCGGAAATCCGCGAATGGGTTCAAGCAGGCTTGGAAATCCATAAAAACCACGACTCGCAATCCTGCGAGTTCTGCGGCTCTCCGTTCGCCCAGCTTCGTGCCGAGGCGCTTGCTGCCCACTTCAGCAAGGAGTTCACGGAGTTTCAGAGCCGACTTCAGAACGCGGCGACATGGATTGAATCTCAAGGCGCTCCAGCTAATCAGTTTCCCGCATCGACCGAGTTTTATAAAGAACTATCGGCCGAGGCAGAGAAGCTTCAAAAGGACTACGCAACTGCTGCTGAAAAGATCGACCAGCAAATCGACGCCTGGCGGGAAGCCCTGAAGGCCAAGATCACAGACCCTGGGAAGACAGACATTCAGATCTCGGATGTGGTTGAAGACGATGTCACCAATTTCAATGACATCCTGAAATCGATTGTTGCTCTCGTTGGAAAGCACAACAATAAGACTTCAAATTTCAAATCTGAGACCTCAAAAAGCAAGGTGGCACTGGAGCTTCACTTTGCTGCGGCTGAGGTGCAAGAGTTTGACTATGCTGGAAGTGAGAAGAAGTGCAATGACCTTGAGTCAGAAGCAAAGAACGACCATAAGGAAATTGAAAAAATTAGTCTAGAGGTCGGAGCCATAGAAGCGGCGCTCTCGAATGAAACGGTCGGGGCAAAGGAGTTCAATGACATCCTGCATCGCTTCATTGGCCGCTCTGAGCTTTGCCTGAACTTCAATCAGAAGAAGAAAGGCTATGAGATCATCAGAAACGGGGTTGGTGAGCACGATGGGAATTTGAGCGAAGGTGAGAAAACTGCGATTGCATTTGTCTATTTCATCACGAAGCTCAAAGAAAATGGAAATAACATCAAGGATACGATCGTCGTCGTTGACGATCCGGTCTCAAGCTTTGATTCTAATCACTTGTTTCACGCCTACTCGTTTTTGAGAACGCAATGCACTGAAGCCAAGCAACTTTTTGTGCTGACTCACAACTTCACTTACTTTAAGCTAGTGAGAGACTGGTTCACTGGCACCAATAGGAATCGAGTCAAAAAAGGCAACGCCGAGAATTGCTTCTTTTATCGCCTGGATGCGCCACCTGGCTCCCCTCGTCACTCCCTACTTGTGGATGCCGACGACTCACTCAAGAACTACGGTTCCGAGTACCACTATATCTTCAAGAAGCTCTACGAATATAGGGCGCACACAACACTCAATCGAGATGAGGCGTTCTTGACCGCCAACCTCGCCCGAAAGCTTGTTGAATCGTTTTTCACCTTCAAATATCCAAGGCGTCGAAGCGACATTAGTCAATTGATGGAGGCTGGCCTAAAAGATTGCACCATCACGACACCAGAGCTTAAAGAAAAAATCTACCGCTTTATCAATAAGTATTCACATAGCGACGTTATTGAGATAACAGAGGAATCCGCAGAAAACTTGGCAGGCGAAAGCCACAGCGTCATCGGGAACATCTTCCAGTGGCTGGAAGAGGTGGACAAGAAACATTACGACGAGATGATTCAGGTTGCGACGGCCTGAGCATCAGGCCGCGAGGGCCATAGCTATGCCACCAGGCGCAGCAAAAAGGGGCCGAAGCCCCTTGGGCTAGATCAGCCCATGCTCGGCGAACGATGCCGTTTCGTTGCCCGCAACGATGATGTGATCGAGCACGCGCACGTCCACCAGACCCAACGCTTCCTTGAGCCGCTGGGTCAGCGCCCGGTCAGCCGCGCTCGGCTCGGGGTTTCCGCTCGGATGGTTGTGCGAAACGACGACCGCCGCCGCATTGAGCCGCAGCGCCTCCTTGACCACTTCGCGCGGATACACCGACGCACCGTCAATAGTGCCGTGGAACATCTCCCTGTATTCGATCAGACGATGGCGCGTATCCATGAACAGCACTACGAACACCTCATGCTCGAAGCTGGCCAACTTTGTACGCAAGTATTCCTTGACCGCCGCCGGCGAAGTGAACTCTGCTCCGCGCCGCATTTTCCGGTCAATGACCTGGCGCGCAGCTTCCAGAATGTCGTCGGCCGATGCCGGTAGATAGCGCCCGTGCGCGTCGCGCACCAGCAGACAGGAATCGAACGAGGGAAAGGACAGTTGCGACATGATCGTGCTCCGGTTGCTCGGGCGGAATTGCCCGGAACCGGCGGCAGCACGGCGCAGCGCAAGCAGTCAGGGGTCGCAGACGGCCGCCAGGACGCAAGCGCGCATGGCGCGCGCCGCCCTTGACGGCGAGAACGCCGTGATACGGTGAAGGGAACAGCAAGACCGCCCACACCCGCCCACTGCACAGAGTCGATTTTTGGCAAGCGGAGCGCGCAGGCCCGGATCAACGAGCCGGGACGGAGGCGTCAGTGATGGAAGCCCGACAGGGGCGAGACTCGCGCAGCGAAGCTCGATGCGCAGCACGACAGCGCGACGGCGGCACGCCGGGACGCCCGACTGCTTGGGACAGGACTACTCGTTGTCCGTCTTGCGCTGCTCGATTTGCAACTGCGCCCGTTGCGTTGCCTGTTGCAGCCGCTCCACCAGCACGCCCCTCGGCGGCAAGGCGGTCAGATACTCGGCAACGTGGATGCCGGACTTGTCCAGCTCCAGCAATTCGATCTGCTCGCGCTTCTTGCCGGTGCAAAGGATGATCCCGAGCGGCGAGGCTTCCTCCGGCTCCCGTTCGTGCTTGTCTAGCCACCGAAGGTAAAGCTCCATCTGCCCTTTGTAGGCCGCCTTGAAGTCACCTACCTTCAACTCCACCGCAACCAGCCGCCGCAGCTTGCGGTTGTAGAACAGAAGGTCAAGGTGGAAATCCTCGTCGTCGATCGGAATGCGCTTCTGCCGGGCGACGAATGAGAAGCCCGCGCCCAGCTCCAGCAGGAAGGACTCCATTTCACGGATGATCGCCGCTTCCAAGTCGCCTTCCTGCCAAGTGTCCCGCAGGCCCAGGAAGTCGAGGATGTACGGGTCGCGCATGACCAGGGCCGGCGACATGCGCTGCGCATCGCGCAGGGTCGCCAACTCCTGCGCTATGGTTTCTTCCGGCTTTTGGGAAAGCGCCGTGCGCTCGTACAGCATCGAGTCGATACGCTCGCGCAGCGTCCGCACGCTCCAGCGTTGGGTGCTGGCCATCTGTGCGTAGTAGTCCCGCTGGAGCGGGTCTTTCAGCGGCATCAGGGCGATGAAGTGCGTCCAGCTCAATTCTCGTATCAGTGATACGAGAATTCGCTCGTCGGGGAAGGTGGCGGCGAACTGCACCATGCGGCGCAAGTTCTGCTCTGCAAAGCTGCTGCCGTACTCCTCCACCAACTGCGCAGCCAAGGTGGGCAGAACTTCCTTGCCGTAGGCGCCCCGGCGCCTGTCCAAGACCTGCGTGTGGATGCGTTGGCCGATGCGCCAGTAGAGCATCGTAAGCTCGCTATTCACCGTCGAGGCGGCGCGCAAGCGCGCCGCCTCGATCAGTGCCCGAATGTCGCCCAGCAGCGCCGCGGGCGCTGCGAGCGATGCTGCTGATGGCCGGCGCCCGTTCATGCCACCGCCTCCGCAAGCTGCCGCGCGCCCGTGATGGCTTGGCGGCGGCTGGCCACCAGCTCGGCCGCCTCGCGCACCGGCTTGTCCTCGGTGTGGACGTAGTGCATGAACATCGCCACGGTCTTGTGGCCCGTCAGCTTCATTCCCACTTTGGTCGGCACACCGGAATTGGCAATGTCGGTGGTCGAGCGATGACGGATGCCGTGCGTGCCTACGTGCGGCACGCTGGCGGCCTTGAGCGTCCGGCACCAGCCGCCATAGTGCTCGCCAAAGGTCAGGTGCTTGGCCGGGTCGTTCGGCGACGGCAGGACGTAAGGGCAGCCTTCCAGACGCGGCGCCGTCGAAAGCAGCCGATAGGCTTCCTCGCTCATGGGCTTGGAAATGCCGCCAACCTTGCTGTCGGGCCACACCACGCGCCGGTTCTCGAAGTCCAGCCAGCTCCATTCGAGCGGGCAGATTTCGGAGCGCCGCGCCGCAAACTCGAATTGCAGCCGGATCGCCAACGGGATGACGTAGTTCTCCAGCCCCTCCGCCTCCAGTTTCTCCAACTGGCGGAAGATCCGCACCATTTCCTCGTCCACGATGAGCCGGGTTTCCTTGCCCGGCGGGTACATCGGGACGTGGCGGCACGGATTCGTGCCGTCCGGGCGGAAGCCCCAGACTTCGGCCAAGTTGAACATCTTGCGCAGCACGCCGAAGGTCTTGTTGGCCTCGGTCGGCTTGTAGGCCAGCTTTTCCATGAGCCCCGCAATGTCGGGCCGCTTCACGTCATGCACCTTCTTGCGGCCCAGCAGCGGGATGATGTTGCGGTCGATGACGCCCTGGTAGCCGTCCTGCGTGCTGACCTTGTTGCGCTTCTTGGAGTAGTCCTCCATGAACTTTTTGCACAACTCGGCCATCGTGGGCGCCTTGCGCGCCTCGGCCTTGGCACCGCCGGGATCACCACCCCGGCGAACCTCGGCCAGCCAGTCCTGCGCTTTGACCCGCGCCTGTTCGACGGTTAGCTCCCCGTAGAGTCCCAGCGAGGGCTTGCGGGGCTGGCCAGAGTTCGTGCGGTACTGGAGCATGAACACCCGGCGTCCCGTCGAGGTAATCTTGCAAAGGAAGCCGGGCACGACGGTATCCCGTAGTTCGATGTCCTTCGCCTGGGGTTGCGCCGACTCTACGGCGGTCTTGGTGAGCTTGATCTTTGCCATGATGACTCCTTGGAACGACCCGGATTCCAGGAGCCAGATAGGAGCGGCGCGAGGGAGAACCGGGTCAAGTTTCAGAAAGCACCGGCATATGATGGAAGCGCGTAAGCTATTGATAAACCTGCTGTATCGGGCTACGTCGCAGTCCAGCGAACTACCGGGCTGGAGTCATCGTGAAACAAAAAAGCCGCCCGAAGGCGGCCACATCAGTGCAAAGAAACTATCGCGGCTCGGTCAGCGGTTGCCATCCTTCCACCAACTCTGTATTTGTCCCGGCGACCCGACCTTTCCAAACATTCCCTTCCGTATCGAGGCCGATAACCACGAAATAGGTCGTATCCGGCTTGGGGGGTGCGATGGCAATCTGCACGAACTTCGGCGTCATTTCTTGATCCTTAAAGGGGGTGGAAAGCTCATTCTTCCACAAGGATCCCCAAACGTCATAGGCAAAACTGACAGAAACGTCGCCCTGTTTCTTCAAGGCGCAAGAGCCCGGGAGAATTGTCCCACTTCCCGTCCCACTTTTGGCGGGTTCATGTCCCACTTGTGGGACACGGAGTATTCCGCGAAGGCGCCGCGTGCTGCTGCCGGCGCGCTGACCTGAACGGATCCGGCCGCCACCAGAGCATCAAGCACCCGCTGCACGGCCTTTCGCGCCGCGTCCCGCTCGCGCGGCTCCAACGTCCGGCCGCGGGTCACATGGCGCACCAGCTCGAGCATGCGGAAGCTGCGCATCGGGTACGCACCCATCAAGTCCATCACCTCGTGCGCGTACTTCACGCCAGCCTCCTTTCGACCTGGCCGCGGAACAGGCCAAGGTACAGCTTGTATTCGGTTTCGGTCAGCGCTACGCCGGTGGTCGTCGCAATCCACGCGCGCGCGGCCTTGCGCCTGCCCTTCGGATCCAGGCCACCGAACTTGGCATTCTTCTGCGGGTACTCGGCGATGATCACCATGCGCTCATGCCACGGCAGCGCCGCGTGCATGGCCTCCACTACCTGGGCATGGTCATGGAGAATCGGCCGGGGATCGTCTTCCCAGGACACATAGGCCTCCATGTTGCCCACCGTCGCGCCGGACCAGGTCCAGCGGGCCCAGTTCCACAACAGGTCGTCGCCCGTCAGCCTACTCATCAGCCACCTCGTACTGTTTGCATTTCTTCCCGTATGGCTTGCCCTTCAGGCAGCGGCGCATCGTGTCGCCGAAGGGCGTCTGGACAGTGCGCGCGTTTGCGCAGCCTTCGCAGGAGCGCTTGAGCGCCGCCTGCTGTCGGCTCATCACGACCAGCATCGGGTCCCGGAACTCCCACTTCTGCAGATCGGCCGTCATACGGACCACCCAGCGCGCACCGCGCGATAATCTCCGCATGCCGTGCGGAGAATAGGGGCGCTAATCTCCGCAAACCCACTTTTCGCTTCTGGCCGACGGCCCCAAAAAGGCCGGCTCATCGTCCAATCTCCACGACTACGAAGCCCTTCTTGTCTGCGTCCAGCGCGCCGTCCAACGTGAGCGGCCTGAACTGGCTGTCATCGATGCCTAGCGCCGCGGCGATGCCGTCCAGCCGCGGCTTCTCAGCCGACAGCAGGCCGTCCAGGTCGCGGCGGATCCGGTTGGGCGCCACCCAGGTAATCGCCACCGGCACCTGGCCGGCGGCGGCCAGGCTGTTTCGGCCCAGCGCTTCCTTGGCGGCGACGAACGCAGACTCGCGCGCGCGGACCTTGGCGGCATGGCTGGCGCCCCAGTGCTTGCCTCCCTTGCGGTTCGCCATCAGGCTGGTGTCGGGCCACGGCAGGCGGATGGTCAGGCGATCCAGGTTCATGCCGCCACCTCGCCGGCTTCGCCCTTGGCGCGCTTCAGCATCGCCGCGATGGCGGGCGTGGGCTGCTCACCCTTGGCCATGCGTTCGTCCCACTTCTCGATCCAGCGACGCGCGTTGCGGCCAGACTGGTCCAGCGCCTTGTCCGCGCCCATCTTCTTCAGCGCCGCGGCCGCTTCCGCCTTGGTCGCCAGCGTTTGACCAGGGGCGGGCAACGCCTGCCGCGGCTCGGGGATATCCGGCCACGCGCCTTTCGCCAGTTCGTCGCTCAACGTCTTCTCCCAACGCGTCTTGATCGAGCCGTAAGTGCTGGAGAGCAGATCCACGGTACTGACGCCGACCGCGGCCCAGTACACGGCGGGATGCGACCAAATGCCGATCTCGCCGCGCTTGCGGGCGGACATGCCGCGCACCGCTTCGTGGTACGCCACCTCCGGCGCCATCCAGGGGCAGCACAGCTTCACGAACTCCGGCAGCGTGGGCGGCCATTCACGGGTCATGCAGGCAACCAGACCGTGGCGCACTTGGGCCTCATCGAGGCAGGCCAGCTTCTGATTCCAGGAGTCCTTCAACTCGCGGGGCGTAAGGCCTTCCCACTGCTGGGCGAACTTGGCGCCGTACAGCAGGTGCATCTCGTTCACCACGAGAGCGCCCAAACCGGTCTGAGCGTTAGCTACTTGCATCGATCACCCCCATGTCAATTTCCCTTCGTTCCTGGCCCTCAGCCAGCACATCCCGCAACTCGGATGACCACGCGGACCGCCGCTGTGCCGCGGTAGGCGGGCTGGCGCGCGCCTGCGCCCTCGGCGGGAAAAGCCCCTGGTAGCCCCCGGCGATGCTGTTGGCGATCACAGCGCGCGGTTGATGGCCTTCGGTCAGGTAGCCAGCGAGCTGCTGCAGCTGACGCTTGGCGCCCTCCTCCGTGACCGGCTTCTTGCGGGCCTTCCGGTCGGCAACCCAGCTTTCCCAGTCTTCGCGGTCGAGCCAGTCGGGCAGCTCGATCGCAGAGGCGTCGAATCCTTGCCCCCGCTTGCGGGGGGTAGGGGGGATATCTTTCTCTTGGTTATGGTTCTGGTTCTGGTTAGTTGCACAGTCGTGGTTCGGCTGTTCAACAGGTGTTGAACGGGTGTTCAACGGTCGTTGCGTTTTTTGGGCTCTTTTTGCCGCACTGGCCTTCCCCGCGGCCGATTTCGCCTCGCGCTGGGCGTGATACTTCTCGATTTCGGAATCGCAGCGCGAATGGCGCCATCCCTCGTCGGTTTCTGTGAAGAACTCGTTCAACACCTGTTCAACAGCTGTTCGTTCTTCGTTGGAACGAGCGATAAGCAGGCGGCACAGGACATCCAAGTCCAGGGTCAGAGGTGCCTCGGTGTCGTAGTACAGGTCGAGCATGTCGCGGTACACCGACCGCTCAAGGCGCGTGAGGTGCCTTGTGGCGCTGTTGAAGTCGCCGATGTGGTGGGGGTAGTAGTTCATGCGTGCTCCAGCATCCCCGCCGCGCGCAGCGCGCCGTCGGGGACCTCCAAGCCTTGGGACTGCAGTTGTTCAATGCACCAGACCAGAAGGTCGCGTTGGCGGCCATACCGGGATTCGAAACGGGCCTTCCACGGATGCACCGCGATGCGCCCAGGCGCGCCAGTGCCATCCTGATGGTTGCCGGCAGACAGCGGCAGGACGAGCCAGTGCGCATCCGGCTTGGTGCGCCCGTCGATGTGATGGATCGAGCACTGGCTGTCGAAGAAGCCATCCATGCGCGAGGCCACGCAGCCGACGTTCGTGGCCAGCAGATCCCAGAATCGCTTCTGCTCGGCGGTGGGGTTGCGGCCTTTCATTCGCCGAAGCCTCGCAAAACAATCTCCAGCATCTCGCTGGCGCGCGTCGGCGACAGGTGCGGCCACATGGTTTTCTGAGCGTGCGCGGTGCGCAGGAAAGCCACGGCGTCATCATGGAACTGCTCCATGTCGACCTGCTCCAGCTTCGCGTAGCTGATCGACCGCGGCACAGGAATGACACCGCCCTTCGGGCCCGGGTACCAGTCCACGAAACCGCTGCCCGTCTTGAGCCAGGCGCGGAACGCCTCGAATTCCTCAAAGCGGTCCTGAGCCTCAAACAGCGCCGACTCCAGCGCCATGTGCTTGCGGTGGTACCAGCCCGTGCGCTCTTTGTGCGTCGTGATGGACATCATCTCGCCCGGCTCCAGCCGAACGATCTGGTTCCACAGGCGGCGCCATTGCTTGCGGCCACGCTCACCCAGGCCGTCGACCATGCCGAAGATCAATCGGCGTGCGGCTTCCTTCTCCTGCTCGGAGGCTCGGACGGGCTGCTGACGGACCAGGGTGATATCGGCCATGTCAGTGCCTCCGGCTCTCGACCTTGGTGCGCAGGTATTCGTAGGTGAACAGCTCAAGCGCCTCGATGCGCTCCTTGCTGTAGACCATTGCCCCCACCGGCGCGAATTGCAGTCCCACGGCAGCCATCAAATGGCACACCTTGTCCAGATCGTCGGCGACGATCCGGTTGACGGTGCTGGCTGACGTGCCCATGAAATCCGCTGCACGAGCTTGCGTGAACAATGAAATTGCGCCGCCGATCTCGCTCCGAAGTCTTTCAGCGATCTTGCGGGTGCTTTCAACCTGGTCTGGCGATACTTCTTGCGTGCTCATCGAGTACTTCCTTATGAACAAAGAGCGAGGTGTGTTTCGTGACCGAAACGGAGAAGTTGTTGATCAATGCCCAGGACTTGGCCCGCCGGATCTTTGAGAACCCGAGCGAAAAGGCGGTCATGGATTTGTTTCAGGAGCTGTGTGCCGAGCGTGACCGCATGACGTGGGCAACGGACGGCCGCGAGAGCGCGACGGTGCATTGATCGATGGCCATGGCGTGCATAGAGGTGTCGCGAGCCGTTAAAATTCGCACTCTCAAATTCAGTGCCACCGCAAAGGGACATGAGCATGGACAAGCACGCCTTCTTCATCGATGCAGTCCGGAATCGGTTCATTGTTCAGCTCCATTACGAGGCGTTTTCGCGCCCGGCAATTTTTGTCGAGCCGTATGCATATGGTTTGAAGGATGGAACACCCACTCTTTTCGTCTGGGATCGTTCGTACTCCGAATGGGATTGGGACAACGGCTGGCGATGGCTACGCCTGGACGACATCCTGAATCCGGGCCTGCACGGTGGCGTTTTTTCTGGCGGGCGCCGCGGTTACCGCCACGACAGCCGGCATCTCCAAGAGATCTACGCTCAGCTTTAACTGCCACGAGCGCGCGTGCGAGGCAGTCATGCATAGCGCGCACCCCCCTGATTCGTGTCCGTACCGATGGACAACTCTGGCCACGTCCTCCAAAAATCATCGGGACGAAGATCCTGGCGACGCATGAGACCGCCAGAAGCCAACTCGAGACCCATGCAGTTTTCCGGCGACGGCAGGCGACCTTTGTAGCGAGTGCGCCACTGTCGTATCTGCGCGTCGTTCTTGACGTCGTATCCAAGCTCAACCATGCGAGCGCGCAACTGCGCCACGCTGAGAGCGCCGGGGGAAGACAGGTATGAATTCAGGTCCATACGCGCATACTAGTAGCGTTTGCTACGTTTCGCAAGTAGCAAATGCACCCGTAGCGCGTGCTACTGTCCCGCGCATGAATGAGGTTGAGCTAAACGAGTTCAGGATGGGCCGTTTATCGGCCGCCGTGGACCACGTATCTAAAGGGAACAAGACCGACTTTGGCCGCCGCCTAGGCTACAAAGACGGGGCTTTCGTTCGTCAAATGCTTTCGGGAATTCGCCCGGTCACCGAGAAGACGGTGTGGGCAATCGAGGCAATGCCCGGCATGAAGGGATGGTTTGATGTCGAGGGCGTTGAGGCGCCTGCCGCCCCAGCCTCCCACGACAACGATTGGCCGTTCAAGACCATCACGGCCGCCGATGTCCGCGCGCTGCCCGCGGGCCAGCTCACAGCACTCGAGGGTGCGCTTGCGCTTGCCATCGCACAGCTGAAGATCGGTTTGAACGTTTCCCCGCCTCCCTCACCGGCGCCCGCTACAGTCATTCCGTTAGGTGGCCACAAGCCGGGCGGCCTAGTCGACATGGATCATGCTGACGATCCATTCCCAATGCGCGTCGCTGGCCTGCCACCCGCGCCATGGGACGGCGGAAAGACGACCAAACAAATGGAGCGTGAAGCTCACGGTCTACGTATCAGTCAGGCTGTCAACGTGGGGCATGTTGAAGATTCTGGGTATTCGGCGAACGACCATGAATTCGTGCCGATCCCGGAACTTGACGTGCGCATGGCTGCGGGCAAGCTCGGGATCGAGAACTACCAAGAGACAGAGATAGGTCAGATTCTGCTGCGGAGGTCGTTCCTCGAGTCGTTCAAACGTCCGATCAAGCGAATGAAGATTTGCTACGGCAACGGTTTCAGCATGGAGCCGGTGATCCGACACCGCAACCCCATGCTGGTGGACATTCACCCCGTGGAACTTGATGAGGTGCAGCCGCGTTTCGTCTACGCAATCAACCGCGGCGGCGAAATGATCGTCAAGTGCCTCGAGCGATGGAAAGATGGGACGTGGATGGCGATTTCAACCAATCTCGACCCGGAATACCACCCCTTCCCTCTATCGACCGATGACGGCCGCGAGGTTCGTATCATCGGTACGGTTCTCTGGTCCCCCTACGATCTTCGGAATGGCGTGGATGAGCGGCTGTTGCTGGGCTGGCGCTAGACTGCGGGAAGATGCGGAAGACCGGTGGATCCGGTGCTTAGGCGTCCGCATCAAGTGAGAACTAGGCTCGTCGCTGCAGCATTCCTCGCGCTATTTGCATTCGGAACACGCGCGGATGCCGAACCCGACTTACTCGAAAAATGGAGGCGTCCGTGACGCTTTTCTTTGGTATCCGCGCGACGGCCAGAAAGTCCCAGGCTGCGGTGCTCGTACAAAACTTGCTTGAAGTATGCGCTAAGGAGTCCGACCTCGGGGCCCGCCCGGCAGACCTGGCGAACAAACTCGTCGGGATTACTTGGGATCGAAACCCGCAATGGTTCGGCCCTAACAGACCGCTACCGAATAAATTTGTGCTCGCGGCTTGCGCCTTTTCTTCTGGCGCGAATGCAATGGCCCAGATGCAAAGCAGGAGCACAGAACTTGCAATGATGGTCTGTCTGGGGGAGCTGCTGAAAGAAATATCCATGCAACGTGAGTTCAACAATCTGCGGCTGAGTGCCCTAGACCTGTATTTGGTAGAAATGGTCACCGAGCATATGGCTGCGGTGACCGCTTAGCGGCGAACCGCCTGTTTATAGCGGCGTCACAACTTATCGGCGCTTATCACGAGGAGCTTAAGTGGCATTCATCCGCAGATTATTCTGTTTGAAGGCGATCATTGCTGTCGGCGTTGCTGCAGTTTGGTCCGCTCCGGTTCACTCACAGGAACGGGAGGTAAGTGAGTTCTCCAAGAGCAAATCGCACAAGTATCAGTTGTCGGCGCAAGAGTTCAACCTGTTCTCGTCCCTGGTGGACAACGAAATTGAAAGTTTTTCCGGCGGTGGTCAAACACTTATCAGCCGAGCGTTGAACATTAAGGACGTCACGAGCAACGATCTTGCCAAAGCCTACCGCGCGAACGAAGTGGCCGGTGATCGTGACTTCAAACGTAAGACGCTTTTCGTTTCCGGGAAAGTTGATCGCATCGGATCCGGCATCGGCGACACACCCTATTTCGTCATGGGTCAAGGAATCGACGCACCCCAGGCCCACATTGCCGACGAAGCGTTAGACTTCGCGGCGAACGCCAAGAAAGGACAGCTTGTGCGCCTCGTATGTATCGGCAATGGCTCAATCATGGGCACGGCAATGTTGAAGGATTGTCTGCCCGCGGAGATGGTCGCAAAACGCGAATCAAAAAAATTGGTTCGGCGCCTGGACCTCCTACTGTCCGGCGTGGGTTCAGATGAGGTCGCGGCCAAGATGGCATCTGTTGTCGTTGCCATTGGGGACTACCTTCAGCCCACTGAATGCACCACGCCTGGGGCCGCCTGCATGAAAGCTGTGAAGCGCGTCACCGGCCAGAAAGACTTCTCTTCGAAGGTCGACGCCGCCACCGAGAAGCTAAAAGGCGCGGGCGTAAGAATGCCCTCCTAATCCTCCCTCGCTTGTAGAGAAGCCCGCCCCGAGCGGGCTTTTTTTCGTCCGTTACAAAAAAGCGTAGCATTTGCTATTGCCGTAAAGCGTAGCGTTAGCTACCATCTCTTCAACGCCTTTCCGAACTTCTCGAGGCGCCGGCAACACCCCGCTCTTTCACAACCAGCAAGCCATGGAACACGCCTAAAGCCGCTAGCGGCCGGTAAGCGCAGGTGGCAATCCCCCACGCCTGAATGAATAGACCGGGGGCTATCACCGACACGCCTTGATCCCAAGTGGGGATCGCATAGGGCGTGCACGGGATTGAAGAGGCAGCGCACTACCTGGAGCCGCGATGAGCGGGAGTAGCCAGGGGTGCCCTGCCCCGGAATTATCCGTCAGCCCGTTCCTTGAGCGCCGGCTGACGAATGAATCCTCCCCACCCCGGGGATCAGCCTAATGGCAAAGGAGATGAGATGGGCTTAGACGTGAGCGCCTATGCGCGCATCAAGAAGCTTGACGCGGTGTTTGACGATGGCGGAGACGCCATCGACCCGACCTCGCGAGAGCCGCTGGCGTACGACTTCAGGGCCTACCACAACCCCGACTTCCCCGGCCGCGCTGACGACATCGAGAACCGAGGGGTGTACTTGGGCGAAGACGCCGTGGGCCTCTCTGTTGGTTATGGCGGCTACAACGCTTGGCGCGAAGAACTCGCGAAAGTTGCCGGGTATCGCAAGGGAACTTTCAAGCAGTTCGGCAGGGATCAGGAAAGTCACTGTGTCGAATGTTGGAACGGCGCGCAAGGGCCTTTTGCCGAGTTGATCAACTTCTCGGACTGCGAAGGAACTATCGGCACCGCCGTGTCCGCCAAGCTGGCCCACGACTTCGCTGAGTTCGACGCTAAAGCCAAGGCGCATAGCAGTGATCACGGGTCGCGCTTCTACACGCTATACGGCGAGTTCCGTGCCGTCTTCGAGATGGCGGCTGACGGCGGCGCCGTGAGCTTCCACTGATCTCCCCGGTACTTCATAGCTTGAGCAACCCGCCCCGAGTGCCGGGGCTTGGAGACTTCCATGAACCAGAACCGCATCAAACGCCGCGCCGCGCGTATCGGCGCAGTTGGCCAGGAATACCTGCTGAACGTGTCGAAGCTGCGCGCCGTGGTGCGCGACTACTCGCGGGACCGTCATCCGGTCTACCGCGTGAACCCAGCGAACCGCCAGCGCGCGCAGGACGCGCTGTTCAAGGAACGTCGGTTCTGGTTCGGCGATCGCTTCAGCGGCCCAGTCAGCCCGGCGGCCCGCGCAGCGCTGCGCGTCGCGTGCGACGTGGGTACGGACTTCTTGTCTCTGCGCGCGGCACTGATCCCGCATTACTTCGCCCGCTTGCTGGCGGCCCGCCGCATGCCCGCCGCGCCGCGCGCTGGCGTCCTGGCTGCTGCCTACGAGAACGAAGGACGGAACTGACATGAACGCCCGCCAACACTTCGAACAGCTGGGCGACGACCCGGCCCGCACCGCGCCGCCCGGGTCTCTGTCGAACGAGTACGACGAAGACGCACCCACCGTGTCCCGCGCTTTTGCAGTCGCCGCGGTCCGTGCGTGCTTGTCCAACCAGACCGCCGGCGCCTTTGGCCTGTCGGCCCGCATCTGGGGCGAGAGCCTGTTGAACGCGCTGGCCGACAACCAGGCCGGCGCGGCTCTGGTGATCCTGGCGGCCGACGCAAGCCCGCGCATCCAGTCGTTCGTGCAGGGCCAGCTAGAAGCCCACATCGAGAAGACCGCCAACGACCTGCTGGCCGAAATGGACCCGGAAGAAGCAGAGAGCTACCTGTGACCGCCTACGCCATCTGGGGCGCGGCCGCCCTCTACCTGATTGCACTGATCGGCGACTTCTGGATGTCGCGCTGCTGGAGAGACGAATGACGACGAAACACACGCCCGGGCCGTGGGCACCGCACCTTGTGGACGAAACCATCGTGGTGATTCCGCGCCGCCCTCTTCCCCAACATATCAGCACGCTTGGGCACTCCGAAGTCGCGGATGACGAAGATTACGCCAACGCCCGCCTGATCGCCGCCGCGCCGGAGCTACTGGAAGCGCTGGAAGGGATGGTTGCCGAGTTCGGCATCCATTGCGATGCAGACAGCCCGCTCGGGGCCGCCTGCGCCGCAATCGCCAAGGCCAAGGGAGAGCAACCAAGGCTCAACGCCGGCCTGCCCCGCGCAGCATTCCCGCACATGAGCCCAGCCGAATACTTGGCTCAGCGGCTCCGCGAAGACGACGAGGATCTGCAGGACCTCATGGACCGGGACATGGGGGGCTGACATGCAGATGATCCGCCGTCTCCTGCGCGCCCTGCCCCGCCTCGACCGCTACGAATGGGTCGGCATCGCCGGCGGCGTCGTGGTGCTGGCCGCCGCCCTCGGCGTGCTTGGCCCGACGCTGGACGCCCAATCCACCCTCACCGCCTGCGAGGGCTGCGGCAAGACCGCAGTCGCCGCGAAGGACTGACATGACCGAAGCAACCCAACTTGCCGAGCTGCCGCCGGCGGAGACCGCCCTGGACGTCTACTCCAAGCCGGGCGGCCTGGATCCCTGGCTGGACAAAATCCGCGCGGAAGTGACCGGCCACGTGCCGGACCTGAAGACCAAGAAGGGCCGCGACGCGATCGCCAGCCTCGCCTTCAAGGTCCGCAAGGTGAAGACCGCTCTGGACGGCATCGGCAAGGAACAAGTCGACCGCCTGAAGGAGATCCCGAAGAAGATCGACGCCGAGCGCAAGCGCATGCGCGAAACGCTGGACGCTCTGGCCGATGAGGTCCGCGCGCCGCTGGACCAGTGGGAACAGGCGGAGGAAGCGCGCCAACAGCGCCACCAGCAGGGCATCGAGTGGTTCCGGCTGCGCGCTGATGAGAACCGCGACCTGGACGCGGACGAGCTGCGCGCCACCATCGCTGACGTGCAAGGCCGCGCGGTGGATGAATCCTGGGAAGAATTCGAACCCGAGGCGCATCGCGTCAAGGCCCGCGCGCTGGAGGCGCTGCAGCAGGCGCTGGCCGCCCGCGAGAAGCACGACGCGGAGCAGGCCGAACTGGCGCGCCTTCGCGCTGAGGCCGCGGCGCGCGAGCAGAAAGACCGCGAAGAGCGCATCGCCCGCGAAGCTGAGGAAAAGGCCCGGCGAGATGCAGAAGCTGCAGCGCAGGCTGAACGCGAAGCGGCCATCCGCCGCGAGCAGGAAGCCAAAGCCGCAGCGGAGCGCCGCGAACTTGAACTGAAGCTGCAAGCCGAGCAGGCCGAGAAGGCGGCCGCCAAGGCAAAGGCCGACCAACTCGCCGCAGAGCAACGCGCGGAGCAGGAGCGCCTCGCAGCCATCGAGCGCGAGAAGAAGGCAGCAGAAGACGCGCGCCAGGCGGAAATCAAGCGCCAGGCCGACGCCAAGGCAGCAGAAGAGGCCGAGGCCCGGCGCCGCGAGGAGGACAAGGCGCACAAGGCAAGCATCAACCGCGCCGCTCTGGATGCGTTCGTCGCCGGCGGCATGCCCGAGGAATGCGCCAAGCTGGCGGTCACGTTGATCGCCAAGGGCCTGATCCCCAACATCCGAATCACCTATTGAGGACGCCATGACCGAAGTTATCGAAGCACCGGCGCGCGAAGTCGCCGCACCCATGGCCGGCCCGGCCGCCAATTCCCCGATGGGCATGATGCTGGCGGCGCTGAACCAGGGCGCCCAGCTCGAGCAGATCGAAAAGATGATGGATCTGCAGGAGCGCTGGCAGAAGGGAGAGGCTAAGAAGGCATATGACACCGCCTTCGCCGCCTTCAAAGCCGAAGCGGTCAAGATCATCAAGGGCAAGGATGTGACGGACGGCCCACTGAAAGGGAGGTCCTATGCAGAGCTGCACGACGTGGTGAACGCAGTCACGCCGGCGCTCTCGAAACACGGCCTGTCGTCGTCCTGGAAACTCACCAAGGACGAAAAAGACTGGATGGAGGTGACCTGCTATTTGCGGCATGTTGGCGGTCACGAGGAAAGCGTGTCCATGGGAGGGCCGCCTGATGCCGGCGGCGCCAAGAACGCCATCCAAGCCCGCGCCAGCACCAAGACCTATTTGGAGCGTTACACGCTCAAGGCGATCACCGGCCTGTCCGAACAGAACGACGACAACGACGGCGCCGGCGCGAATGACGCCGCCTTCGATCTGCGGGACGAATGGATCAGCAAGATGGCCCAGACGGACAGTCTGGACGCCGCCGTGTCGACTTGGCAGGACGGCTGCAAGGCCATCGAAGCCACCAACAACCTTGCGGCGTTCGCCGCGTTCAAGAAGGCCTACGCCGACAAGCGGGCCATGCTCAAGCAGGAGAAACAGTGATGGGTCTGATCATCCACACCGCCCCGCAGGGTTCGCAGGAATGGCTGGACGCACGCCGCGGCGTGATCACGGGCAGCCGGTTTAAGGACTGCCGCGACAAGCTCAAAGGCGGCGCGCCGTCGAAGAAGTGCCTGTCCTATGCGATGGATGTCGCGCGAGAGCGTGTCGGCGGCCGGACGCCGGAAGTCTTCGCGAATGCCGCCATGCGCACCGGCACCGAGCAAGAGCCTTTCGCCCGCGCCGCCTACGAGGCGAAGACCGGCAACTTCGTTGAGGAGGCGGGTTTCATCACGACGGACGACGGTCTGTTCGGCGTGAGCGTCGATGGCCTCGTTGACGACGACGGCATCATCGAAATCAAGACGATGGTTTCGTCCGACACCCTGTTCACCGCCGTGGTCGACGCCGACATCGGCGCCTACACCGACCAATGCAACGGCGCCATGTGGCTGCTGGGCCGCAAATGGGTCGACCTCGTCCTGTGGGCGCCCGATCTGGACCCTATCGGCCGCCAACTCACGATCATTCGAATCGAACGAGACGACGATGCCATCGAAGAACTGGAAGAGGAGCTGATGGCATTCGAGCGTCTGGTCTCCAAGTACGAACACCTGCTGCGCAAGGAGGCCGCGTAATCATGGCTCAACTCTTCGGTTTGGCCCGCATCGGCCGCGATGTTGTCGTCCGTCACACGCAGAACGGTGAACCGGTGGCGAACCTGGCGCTGGTCTTTGCCTACGGCAAGAAGGACGCCGACGGTAAGCGACCGACTCAATGGGTGGACGCCTCGCTTTGGGGTCAACGCGCCGAATCGCTCGCGCCGCACCTCACGACCGGCGTCAAGGTCAGCGTCACCATCGATGAAGTGCACATCGAAACCTACGAGCGCCAAGGCGGCGAACGCGGCGCCAAGCTGGTTGGCCGCGTTTCAAACATCGAGTTCGGTGGCGCGCCGGCGCAGCAACAACCGGCCGCTGCAGAACCGCCGCGCCAGCAAAGCCAACCAGCTCCGCCGCGCAGCGCCGCCCAGCCCACCCAGGCCTCGACGCTCGCTGACATGTCGGACGACGTGCCCTTCTAAGCCCAGCCGTTCGCTACGAACCTTGCCGCGGCCTCAAAACTCCGGCAAGTCTTCCAGACCTCGAAGGTTGACGTCATCGGACGCCTCTGATCGAAGCACTTCGACACCGTCCGCTTGAACCTCCACGCGCACATCCCGGCCCGCCACATGCAAGCCACCTGAGGCATGCCGCGTGGTCACTGTATCGCCACTCATGATTGCATCGACGGCTTCCATCGCGTCGGCCTCAATCTGTGGCGAGTTCCAGCCGTTGGCGTCTGGATCAGCCATTCCCCACAGCACCCGCGTCACATTGCCGGTTTCCGGATTTCGACGAACTGCGGTGATCACATAGATCGACATAGCGCCCTCCCGTAGTTGGCAGGGCCATCGTACCGCACGCCACTGAAGCCGGTGCCGGCCACCCTATACCGAGAACGACATGATTCCCGCCATGAACCGCCAGCAGCGCCGCATGATGGAAAAGCAGCAGGCCCGTGTGCGCGCCACGCGCCGGCCTGATCGCCCTGCCCGTCTGCCCATGCTCATCAAGACCCAGCAGACCCTGGCGCCGCTGGAAGCCATCATCGACCAGATCGAGCGCGACGGCACCGTGACGGTGGACGCGCGCGGCGTGCCGATCTTCCACTGCGTCGCGGACGGCGAGTGGTACGCCAGCGCGCCGGCTATCGCAGGCATGGCGGACTTCTTCGACATGTGGGCTACGCGGCACGGCAGCCCGTTCAAGGCTACAGCGCTTCGCCAGCTCGCCAAGCGGCTGGAAGTAGGCATGCCGATCGACCGGCCGCTGATGGTCGCGCTGCACGCAGAGATTCCCGCGCTGCGCCGCATCGGCGCCGGGCTGACCCAGGCCGACGCGTCCGATCTGCTGCGCCAGACGCAGATCCTGGCCGAAATGGAGGCCCGCCCGTGATCAACGACTACTGCGACCCGCTCGACGACGACGCCGAGCGCACCTTTCACCGCCGGATGCTGTGGCGCCTCGGCGCCCTGACCGCCGCCGCGCTGGCGATCGTCCTGTACTTCCTCTATCCCATCATCACCGGAGCCTGAGCATGCTGAGCCCGCAGTTTGTCCTCGGACTGAACAACAAGATTGTGGTCGACATCTTCGCCGGCGGCGGGGGCTGGTCTACCGCCTACGAACAGGCCACCGGCCAGCACGTGCACATCGCCATCAACCACAACCCCGATGCACTGAGCATGCACGAGGTGAACCACCCGCAGGCCCGGCACTACATCGCAGATGTGTGGGAAGTCTGCCCGCGCCAGGCTACCGACGGCATGCCGGTGGGCTGGCTACACCTATCCCCGGACTGCACCGACCACAGCCAAGCCAAAGGCGGGCAGCCGCGCCGCAAGAACATCCGCGCGCTGGCCTGGGTGACTGTGCGCTGGGCTGGGACCGTCACGCCCGACATCATCAGCCTGGAGAACGTGGTCCAGATCCTGAAGTGGGGCCGACTCATCGCTAAGCGCGATCCTGCGACCAGGCACGTCGTGAAGCTGGACGGCACAGTTGCCGCGCCGGGCGAGCGCGTACCGGTGGAGCAGCAATACCTGGTGCCCGACCCCAAGCAACAGGGCAAGCACTGGCACCGCCTGGTGGCGATCCTGCGCGGGATGGGCTACATCGTGGAATGGCGCGAGCTCAACGCCGCCGACTACGGCGCAGGCACGACGAGAACGCGCCTTTTCATGATGGCGCGCCGGGATGGCCTGCCGATCATCTGGCCGCAAGCGACGCACCACAAGAAGCCCGCCAAGGGCCAGCGCGGCTGGCGCCCAGCTGCGGAAGGCATTGACTGGAGCATCGAGGGCAAGACGATCTTCGGCCGAAAGAAGCCGCTGGCCGACGCCACCATGCGCCGCATCGCGCGCGGCTTGAAGCGGTACGTCCTGGATAGCGCAGACCCGTTTATCGTGCCGATCGCCAACTGGAGCCGCGACGGGTCGCATTCCACGCGGCAGCCGATCAGCACCATCACGGCAAAGCCGCGCGGCGGCGCTCATGCTGTCGTGGCGCCCGCGCTGGTGCCGGCGACGCATCACGGCGCGGACCGTGTTTACGATCTGCGTGAGCCTGCCAAGACTATTACCGCAGCTCACCGCGGCGAATTCATGCTGTCTGCACCTGTCCTGATCCAGGCCGGATACGGGGAGCGAGAAGGCCAGGCCCCCCGCGCGCTGGATCTGCATCAGCCGCTGGGCACCGTCACTGCGGGCGGCATCAAGCACGCCATGGCGTCAGGCTTTATGGTGCAGGCCAACGGCGGCTACAACGCCACACGCGCGCACGATCTGCGCCGGGCCGCGTCGACCATCACGAACAGCGGCAGTCAGCAGCAGCTCATCACTGCGCACCTGACGACGCTGCGCCGGCACAGCACCGGCACCGATGCCAGCGAGCCGCTTGCAGTCATCGCGGCGCGGGGCCTGCACCATGGCCTGGTGGCCGCGCACCTGACCGCGATGAGCCAGAACGTCATTGGCTCGGACATGCGCGAGCCGGCGCAGACTGTCTTGGCTGGCGCTGCGCGCTTTGGCCTGGTGCAGTACGACTTGGCATCTGAAGACGAGGCCGGAGCCCTCCAGGTGGCGGCGTTTCTGATGCGCTACTACGGCGAAGGCGGCCAGTGGGGCGACCTGCGCGAACCGGCCAGCACGCTGACCACCCGCGACCGCCTGGCGCTCGTCACCGTCCATATCCAGGGCACGCCTTACGTGATCGTGGACATCCGCCTGCGGATGCTCACGCCGGCCGAACTGTATGACCTGCAGGGGTTCCCCCCGGGATACATCATCACGCATGGTCACGACGGCCGCGTCTTCACGAAATCCCAGCAGGTCCACATGGTCGGCAACAGCGTCAGCCCGCCGCCTGCCGTTGCGCTGATCCAAGCCAACGCCCCGCACGAACTTCTTTTGAGGAAAGCAGCATGAATCTCACCATCCAATGGTGGTCGATCCCCGCGCTGCTGACTGTCTTGAGCGCCGTATGCCTCGTCTGGCCGTCAAGGGCCGTGAGCGTCTGGAATGAGATGGTGGCGCTCGTTGTCACCCTCTGCGTCATCGCCGTGAATCTCGCCGTATGGCTAATAGGAGCGCTGCTCAAATGACCACACCCAACACCAACGCCCCTGCAATGCATGGCGCGATCGAAGCGCTGCGCGACCTGCGCCTGGGCGTCGAAATGGACCGCCACAATCTGGACGACGGCGACGCCAAGATCCAGGCCCTCGATGCTGCTATCGAGGCGCTGTCCAAGCTGCGCGCCCCTGTAGCCGGGGAGGCGAAGCCGGTCCCAAAGTGCGAACGCTGCGGAAACTTCGGACACGAGCCGAAACGATGCACGGGACGCACCGACCATCCCGGCCCGCTCTATGCCGCGCCCCAGGCCAGCGAGGCGGTCGGCATAGAAGAAGCGTTCGCCGGGCTGGATGATCGCCTTGATGCCGCGCGCTGGCGTATGGCTGTCGGCCTGTGGCGAATAAAGCGCGTCGAGGTGTTTGATGGCGTTCATTTGTCCCACACGAGCGGCATCCCGTGGGCAGACCTGAAGCGCCAGATAGACGCCGCCCTGTCCGCGCAACCGGGCGCGCAGAAGAGCGGAGGCAGCGATGCAGAGTGACCGCGAATTGCTGGAGCTGGCGGCGAAGGCGGCTGGATATTCGGACTTTACCTACTGCGAACTGTGTGGCGGGTCTCCTGCCCTGTACCTGAAGGAAGCTCACCTTGGAATCTGGGCACCGCTCACCGACGACGGCGACGCGCTCCGGCTCGCTGTAAAGCTGCGCATAAGCGTCGCGCATTGGAAGGAAGACGTCTCGGCTTTGCATCCATCGACCAACAGAGAATTCCCCGAGGCCTGCGCGTCGTGCCCCTACGCCGCCACCCGGCGCGCCATCGTCCGGGCCGCTGCAAAGATCGGCGCCCAGGCCCACCCCGACCACAAGGACGGAGGCGCAGATGAATGAGCTGATGAAGTATGACCCGGCCACCGGCTGGAGCAAGCCCTATCCGAGCCACGCTGCCCAATGGCGAGAGCATCACGGCAAGACCGCGTGGCTGTTCAACCCATGGACCGGGGAGAGACGCACCGCCCAAGACGTAGGCTCCGACCCGTTCGGGCATCTGATCCACCCCGGCGGGGATATTGCTGCACACAAGGATGGAGGGAACGTGTATGGCTGAGAAATGCAAATGCACGTTCGCGATCCTCATGGCCGGCGATGGCTGCCGGTACTGCCAGCCTCAGACGTATATCGACCACCTAGAGATGACAGCAAAGGACTACCAGGAATACACAGACGGCTTGGTAACGCAGCGGGATCGCGCTCTAGCCCAGCTGCGCGAGTGCGCCGAAACCCTCGGGGCCGACCAGATCGACGAGCAGCGCGCCATGCGGGCCTATGCAGACTCGATGAAGCTGCTGGAGGAAATGCCTCATATATCGCACACTCCGAGCGGCAGTGCATCATTAAAGGAGCGCCAACGCCTCCGTGGACGGGGTAAAGTACAGCCTCCACATTAGGACGACCAACCATGATCAAAGAATTTCTATCCCAACCGACCTGGGTGCTTATGGTGTGGTGGGCCGCTCTCGGAGCGATCGGGACGGCTATTTACGACGCCCTCGGCCGTCGGCGCTTCGACCGAATCGAAAGTCTTTCCGACTTTTTGAAGTCTTGCCCCGCGTACTTGATTACAGGCCTCTTCATAGGGCCTGCGATGCTTATCCCGGGCGCTGTTCGCCTGATCATCGCAGCCAGGCGATCGCTTAGGAAAAGCTGAGTCGCAAGACCGACCAGTCCAAGTCAACAAAGTAAAAACTTAAGCCCGCCTAGTGCGGGCTTCGTTTTGGAGGACCAGATGAACGAATATCTCTCGGCGTCTGACCTGGCCGAACTGGTCGGGTGCAAGCCAAACCAGAGGGCGATGATGGCGCGCTGGCTCAGTCGCCACGGCTGGCGCTATGTCGTGGACAAAAATGGCGTCCCGCGAGTGCTGCGGGCGTATCGAGATAAGAAACTGGGAGCAGTAGATGGCCAGCAAAAAGCCGGTCTCACGTCAGGCCCGAATCGCCAAGCCTTCGCCCGCGTGGGAGAAGACGGGCGTGGCCAGGCTGTACAAACGTGTCGGCAAGCAGCGCATTAGCTGGATATACAAGCATGTGGACGGGCGGAGCCAAACCCTGGCCTCGTCCGTCGTTGGTGATCGCGCTGCGCGTTTTGACGCTGAGCGCTTGGCGACGAAGCTCGCTGTCGAGATTCAGCAAGGTGTCGTAGTGGCCGGCTCTGTGTCCGAAATGATTGAGCGGTTCGAACTCAAGGAAGATCCTACGTACTATCAGGACCAGTCGAAGGACGGGAAGAAAATTCGCACGGGCATGTACACCAACCTGACGAAATTCTTTGGCAGGATGGCGCCGTCCCAACTGACGGCTCAGCATGGCTACCAGTACCTCGAGGATCGCGCAGCCGCCGGCGCGCCGATCAAAGCCAACAAGGAGCTGAGCCAGTTCTCAGTCATCTGTCACTTCGGCGTGAGATGGGGCCTGTTGGCCGCGAATCCCTTCGTCAACATGATGAAGAATCGTTCGGATAACAAGGCGAAGATCATCGACCGACGGCAGGTGCTGCGCTTCTATTTATGGTCCGTGAAGCAGCGAGAAAACTACCGGACAATGGGCTGCGCCGCGATGTTTACCTATCTGACCGGGTTTCGCTCATCGGAGGCTCGCCCGTTTCTCAAGTCAGGCCTGACGCATGAAGGTGTGACCGTGCTGTCCACAAAGAGGAAGAAGGGCCAGCTCGAAGTCTTGAAGGTGCGCGAGTGGTCGAAGCGGCTGCGCGTGGTCGTGGCCCGTTCGCTTGACCGCAAGAACACCAGCAGCCCCTATCTGTTCGCGCCGACGAAGCGCTCTGATTCGTACACGCGACATGGCTGGGCGTCGAGTTGGAAGGACGCGCAACTGGCGTGGATTAGGACGCTTGACGAAGGCGTAACGGAGCAGACCCTGACGGAACATGCGCTCTACTTCAGCCTGCAGGATGTGCGCCCCGCTGCGATCACGACCAAGATCCAAAACCGTGACCACGATGCGTATGATTTCGCTGCTCATGCGAACCCGGCAACAACGCACAAACACTACGACCGACGGGTGGTGAAGAAGGCCTCTGCGACAGAGTGACGTTCTAACGCAGGCATTTTTATTCTAATGATTGCGTCGTTAACGAACTTCAATGTCACACAATGGCTTGATTTTCCTAGCTATTTTGGCGCGGCAGGAGGGGCTCGAACCCCCGACCTCAGGCTTAGAAGGCCCGTGCTCTATCCAGCTGAGCTACTGCCGCGCGATGTGGTGACGCCCGGAACCCGTCCGGGCCGCGCATTTTACCCTGTTGCGGAAAAAGCGGCTCGGCCCCCAGCGAGCGGCTCGCCCCAGGCGGGCCGTCCCAATAAGTCGCCCCCTACTCCTCGCCTATATCCGTATGCGTGGACACCCACAACACAATCGCATCCTCCGGACTGAGGCTGATCACCCGGTGCCCCATCCGGCTATCTATATAGAAGCTCTCACCCGCCTTCAGCCGGGCCGGTTCATAGAACTCGGTATAAAGCTGAACCTCTCCCTCCAGCACATACACAAACTCCTCCCCCCCGTGCCGGCTCCAGTCCTGGAACTCGTCAAAGGCGCGCGCCTTGACGCGGGTATGAAACGGCATCATGCGCTTGTGCGATAGCGCAGTGCATAGCAACCGATGATCGTAATACGGCGTTTCGTACTGCCGGCCTTCGCCCTGGCGGCTCAGGCTGCGACGGCCGGTGCCCATGTGGGCGTCGGAGGCAGTGAAGAGTTCGGCCACGTCCAGGTCCAGGCCCGCGGCAATCTTGATCAGGTTGTCATAGGTGGGGGACAGCAGGCTGTTCTCGATCTTTGACAGGGTGGACGCGGACACGCCGGTGGCCTCGGCCGCCTGCTTCAGAGTCCACGCGCGCGCCTGGCGCAAGGCTCGCAGCCGTTGTGCCAATGCGCTCTGTTTGTTGCCTTGCAT